TAGAAATTGGAACTTCTGGCCAGACAACTTGGCAATCTAATGTTTATTCAGTACTTACAGTAGGTGTAAGTGGAAGTCATGCAATTACACAAGATGGTAGTGGAAATTCACAACAATGGTTTAATGTTTATGATACTGGTAATAAATACCGAGCTCATGCTGGATATGGTGCAAATTGGATGTATAATGTTAGTACTGGAACATTAGCTTTTAGAAATACAGACACAACTTCTACCGCAGGTTCACAAATTACAGATTTAACACCAAAATTTAGTATAGATAAAATTGGTAAAGTAGGCATTGGAACAGATACTCCTGTTGAAGCTATTACAATTCGTGGAACTAGTTCTGGTACTGATGGATTTCATTATCCTGCAATTGCTGGTTATACTACAACTACAAAACTATGGGCTTTGGAACAACATTTTGGAAATGAAGGAAGATTAGGGTTGTATTATGATGGTAATTTAAAAGTATTGATGAGGGCATCTGGATCTTCATATATTAATAGTGGTGCTACAATGAATTTTGGTGTTGGCACAGCTTCACCATCATATAAATTGCATGTTGTTGGTAGTGCATTTGCAAAAAATCTTACATTAAGTGGTTGGAGTAGTGGAGATGCACTAACATTGAATTATGGTAATGCGACTGGTACAGTAGAGGCTGTAACATTTAGGTCTAATGGTGGTGTAAGTGGTAATATTAAAAATGTTCTTGTATCTGCAAATAGTGGAGATTTAATTCTTAATTCATCTACTAATACAAACCAATTAACTCTTTATCGTGACGGCAATGTCGGCATCGGAGATACAACTCCTACATACAAATTAGATGTTGCAGGAACTGGTAGATTTGTAGGTGATGTTACAATCGGTACTGGTTCTGATTCAAGACTAAAGTTTGTTAGTGGAACATCAAGAGCACACATCGGACCTGACCAAAATGTTGAACTACGATTTGGTTATGCAAACGCCTCTGATAAGAATTTTTACCATAACACAACAAATGTTGCAAAAATAAATGGAAGTGGTATAACAGTTCCTAGTGGTAATATAAGTGGTTCATCAGTTTCAACTGGTTCTTTTGGTAGAATAGACCTACATCAAGGATTATATTTCAATAGAGAGGCTGCTGGTAATGCTATTTTTGAAGGCCGTGCTCATTATCAATCACCATTTGTAAAATTTGATGCATACAATAGAGGTAGGATAGCATTTGGTGCTGATGTTTCTAGTCAAGCATTCTTTTTACTTGATGGAGAAATGACTCATACATGGACAGGTGCTGAACTATATGGTGTTCACATTAACACTAAAATGTGGCCAAATGTAAGTAGAGATGGGGTTGTTTTAAGAGTACAAGGAGAAATAGAAAAAAATAGTAATGCTGGTGTTCATAATTGGTTTAAGGGAACAGATTTTAGGGCACCAACTGTAGGTAATGCTACTGCTACAGTTACAAATACTGCCACGGTTCATATAGATGGTGCTATGACCGTTGGAACAACAAATAATTATTCATTGTATAATGCCAGTACCGCTGATTCATATTTTAACGGTAATGTCGGCATCGGTTCAACAAATCCATATTCAGCTTTAAATGTTCGTGGAGCTAATGGTGCAAATGGTAATGCTAAAAGATTAGTTGCATTTTTTGATACAACTTCAGCCGCAGCAGGAACTGGTGCTGGAATATCATTAGGTGGATATACCAACGGAACTGGTGGGGATATAAATGATTTTGCTAATATTCAAGGTATAAAGGAAAATGGAACTGCTGGTAACTATGCGAGTGCTTTAACTTTTCAAACTCGTGCAAATGGAGCAGGTACTCAAGAACAGCTGAGAATTTCAAGTGCGGGTAATGTCGGCATCGGGACAACAAGTCCTGGTTCAACACTTCATGTTCATAAAGCATCGGGTCCAACTTATTTAAGAATATCAGATGAAGCTGCAGCAAATGGTTTAGAATTTGGATATGAAAATGGTGGTTTTACAAATGCTAGTATTTATAATAGATATTCAAGTAATGCTGCATCCGCAATATCTTTTGGATTTGGAACACCGAGTTCTGGTAATGTAGTGGCGACAATGCTACAAAGTGGCAATGTCGGCATCGGAACAAATAGTCCTGATACTGATTTTCATTTAGAAAGAACCTCA